TAGAGTGTCGTTGTTATCACAGTAGACTTTACTGGTAAGGTTATGCTTTTTAATTATGCCGATGTACTTCTTTAAAGTTTGATTGGGTTCACTTACCCAGTTGCAAGTATTTGAAAAGCTCAAACAAGATAAAAGTATAAAAAGTAAGATTTTTTTCAAAAGTTATTTCCCCTTTCTGTGAATTAAATTTCAAAATAGTTTTTCAAACTTAATTTATGAAAAAGTTTTTTATTTCATTTTTATATTTTTAATTTTATAAGTTCGTATTTTGTATTATTTTTCATTTCATTTAATTCTTTATAAGTGTAAGGTGCATAGATATAAATAAAATTTTTTCTTGCTTTATTGATAATTTTATGTATATCATCTGGAGCTGTTATGTATAAAAATACGACATCAACAGAATGGTTTAAAGTATCATTTTTTAAGATACGATACATTGTTACATTATTTGGAAAAGTAAATTCTTTATCTTTAATAAAACTATTTACATTTTTTGATCCAATAAGTTCTTTAATTCTAGTTATATAAATCATTTGTTTTGTAAAAACTGTAAAATTAAAATCTTTTTTTAAAATGGTTAGTATATAGTTTATACAATCATCTATATTTTGATTAAAATCTAATCCATCAGCACTATTTAGATTATCTTTATTTTCAAAATAATATATTTTTATTTTTTCCATTTTATATATCATTCCTTTACTATTACTATTTCTTTTTTTCAATTTTCAAAGCTATATCATCTCTGTATAATTAAGAATTACTATTGAGATTTAGGATTTTCTGCACTCTCCATTAATTTTTCTTCCTCAGTTTTTTCATTTTCTATTCCGTAAAGATATTTTTCTGCTTTTTGTATTATATCTTTATAATTTTCAGGATGTTTTGCTTTCATAAGAGGTTCAGCTTCTTTTTTAGCTTTTTTTAAGTCGTCTCCAGAATCTTGTAGTGCTTCAATAATTTGTAAATATTCTAGAAAATCTTTTTTATTTTCAGGAGTTAATTGTTCAGTTCTTTGTAAGATTTTCATATATTTGGTTGCACCTTTTTCCATTTTCCATTGAGCGTGAGTTCCTATAAGACGTTTATTTATAAAATCTTCATCGCTGTAGGCAACTATAATAATATTACCATTTAAAAAATTTTTTCTTTTTTTTAGTTGAATATCCATTATAGTTTTATAAATTTCATCGTGAGTGGCTGTTTCTGGGACATAAACTTGTATAATGTATTCTCCAGTTTCCTGATTTTTTATAATTCTAGGTTCAAAACCTTGTTTTTTTGGTGCTTCTTCATTTGTTTTTTCGACTTGTTTATCAACTTTACGTTCTGGTGATGTTTCTTTGCTTTCTTCATCTCCACATGATACAATTAAAACTCCTAAACATAAAAACAATAATAATTTTTTCATAAAAATATTTTTCCTTTATTATTTCATAATTTCTTTCATTTTTTCATTCATATTTTTCATATTAACAGTTTTATAATATTTAAGGCTTTCAATTAAATATTGAGATTTTGTATATCTGTTATCTTTTAATTTTATTAATCCGTATCCTTTAAATTTTCGTCGGTTTCCGTTAAATGTGCCATAATATTTTCTATTTTCATCAAAAATATAGTTATTATTATTGTTTCCAACTACAATTACATTGGATTCGATGATATTTAGAAATTCTTCTTCAGATAATTCATTATGTAGAATTCCAAATTTTTCGGTTAATTCATCATCTGTAAAATCTCGATATTCGTAGTATGGTTCATCAAATCCCCATTGATTTTCTCTAGTTCCTAAATTTTCGGAGTAATAAAATTTCATACCATTTATTATTTTACTTACTTTTTCTCCTATTTTAGCTTTGATAAAATCTTCAAAAAAATCTCCAATATCACTATCTTCAAGCCAGTTATACAAGACTTCTAATTTTTCTTTTGCATTTTCAGTTGAATCATCTAAATTAGTTAAATCACCTTCGATTAACTGAAATCTATGTTTGCAATATTGCATTCTTCTACCTGCCGGACAACCACAACCACTGTGTATATCCCTAGAGTTTTCTTCTTTCCAAAAAGCGACTCTATAAGGTTTTTTTCCAGAGCCTTTTACATAAAATACTAAAACTATTTCTTTGTTTTCTTCCATAAAAATTATTCTCCATTCTATCTATAAATATTTTTCTAATTTCTTCAATAATTTTCTATCTAACTCCGTTAAATCGTAATTGTAAATATCTTTATTGTTAAATATTAAAGTTGCGGCAAATTCATTTGCTTCATGTTCAATTTGGCTTGTTTCGGACAGAAGTTTTTCACTTTCATAAATATAGATACAGCTTCATTGAATGATTGCTGTCCGTGTCCTAGTTCGTGGCTGCATACTATTCGTTTGGATAAGTAGGGGAGTTTGATGTTTATGAAAATTGTTTTTTCATTTCCAATACAGGTGTATAAGCCTAGCCAAGATGAAAAATCGGAATAGATAATTTTTATTCCTTGATGTTCTGCAATTTTAAAAGGATTATCAGTTCCATATTTTTTAATTAAAATTTTTGCCAATTTTTTAAAATTTGTTTTATGCATAAATTCACTTTATCTCTTCTTGTTTGGTTTTTTCAAAAGTTTCTTTTCTTTTTGGATTTCTTTTATACTTTTTTTAGGTGTTGGAAGTTCTTCAGGTTTTGTCCCACTAATTTCAATCATAACTTCTCTTACTTTTTTTCCTATATTGAAATGAGTATTATTTGCTATTTCTTCTCCTTGAATATCTCCTTTTTTCAATCTTTCTTCTGTCTGAGTTATTCTAAAATAATTAGCTGCCAATTCTGTTGAACCCATATGATCAAGGATATGTTCTTTTTCTTTTAAATTTTTTCTTTTTTTTATATCTCCGGCTGTTTCTCCATTGTACAATCCTTGATAACCAGAATTCTGGAATTTTGCAAAATTCTGAACACCGACATTTTGAGCTTCAAATGCCAATTTTTTATTAAAGTCCCTTACATCTTCTCTTAGTTTTAATCTTCTGTCATCTTCTGAAAGTTCTTTAAGATCAGTTTCAGCAATTTCTTGCTTTCTTGTTTGAATGGCAAAGTATTGTTGTCCTAATGCAATGGCTTTTTTTCTTGGATTACCATTTTGTACAAGTATATAGCAAGCATATCTTGTCAGTTTATAATCTTCTATAGTTTTTTTTGAAATTCCCGCTTCTACGATTTTGATGTCAACATCAAAATGGTCGGAAACCTTAATATTACTATTTTCTAATGAAGTTATAGATTTATTAATTAATTTTTCAAAATTTCTCCAATTTGTATATTCCAATATTGTCATCAGTTCTCTTGCATACCAAATTCAATTCCATTTTCGTCCATGTGTTTAATATCTTCAAACATACTAACGTTGTATTCTCTTAAATCACCCATAATTATAATTTCTCCTCTATATTTTATTATTAACAATGTGTATTCTTTCTGATTCTGTTATGCTATTCCTTTCCATTCAAATACCCCGTTATCTTTTCTATTTGCCTGTCGCTCAGCTTACTAATTTCTCTAGCATACAATAAACTTAATTCCTGCTGTTTTTCATTTAATGAATCTAATCTTATTCTCATTTCACCTGAATAAATACTTATAGCCTGTAAAATTTTTTCTTTATCATTATCACTTAGCTGATAAATTTTGAAAAGTTTTTCTGCAAGATCCTTTGGAATATTTCTTTTTCCGTTTTCAATTGCTGATAAATACGAAACAGAGATTTCAAGTTTACGAGCCATATCAGAAGAAATTTCGTCATTGTCAATTCTGATTTTTCTAAGTTTTTTTCCTAAATTTGTAACTCCTTTAGTTTTCATATCTTCTTCCTGCTTTCCTTCTTTTGAATACATCATATCAAGTATTTTTATTTTTGTCAACAATTTTGAAAAAAATTTTTACAAATTTGTAAAATAGATTTTTCACTTTATTTTTAAAATATTGTGACTTTTTCATTCCAAAAAAGATAGCCATTTCTGACTATCTCCCAAACACTTTGACAACTATTTTTTCCTCCTTATTTTCATCAACCGTTCTTTGTCTATCAAATCCAGCAATAATTATCAATGCCACTATATTTGTTCCTATCAAAAGCAACATATCCTCTTTTTTTGATTTTTCTTCGATATTATCAAAAATCTCTTTATTACTTTCACTTTTTAACCTGCTTCTTAATAAATTCAAGTTCTGATGTCTTTGATAATTTCTTAACTTCAATGTCAAAACCGAATTTAAAAATATAACGGCTAGCATAATAAACGCTAATTTTCTACTTTTGCGATGCTTTTCCATTATCATCACCTTTATCCTTTTTGACAAACCCCAGCTTTTCCAGCAGCAATTCTAAAAAGCCTGTACTAATGCCATATCTTTTTTGGTTTATCGTTTCCAGCAATGCCTCTCCAAAAAATCCAAAAACTGGACTCCACGGATACAGGTATTCTGCCGAAAAATGTCCTATTATCTTGTTTAAAGACAATGTTATTGACATAGTCATCCCAGCAACTGCTATTCTTTTCAAATATGGCTTGACAGGCTTGTTGTCAACCATTTTTTGAGCCACTACACCAAATAATACTCCGCTAAAAAATAAGATCAAGAAAAGTCCGTGATTGTCAATTATTATTTTTAAGTCCTCTATCATTTATGCTCCTACAATATGTTCTTTTTATCCTTCTTTTTTTCAAAATCAAATATTTCTTGAATAAACTCAGATGGAATAAGTTTAGTTTTTAATTCTCTTATACAAGATAAAATTGCTTCCTCTCCAGTTTCTTCAATAAAATTTGGAATCCATTTTCTATCAATCTCTTTTTCTTTTAAAATATAACTTTCTAATTTTTCCCAAAAATCTTTTGCTATAATATCAAATTTTTCTGCTCCAGTTTTTGCTTTGTTTACAATTTCATTTTTATAAATTTTAGTAACAACCATCTCTGCTGCCTTATTAATTATCCATATTTCTACCATTTTATCCATTTTTATCACTCCTATTTTGTTATTTTTCTTAATATTCATTCTAAGCCACCTAACAAGCGTTTTAAGACAAATCAACTCATTAGGTAACTTCAACATCAAAAGTATTCCTTTTATGCTCTTATTCAGCCTGTATCAAAGCCGTTTTTAGAGCGATTTTAAATAATTTTCTTTTCTGTCCACTCTGTTGAGCCATCCTTTTAAAAAAACTTTTTGCGATGGTCTATTCGATACTATTACTTTATAATATCGTCTCTGCAAATCGTGATATTTTTCCAAAAATTTATTTTCATCAACTTCATTTAACGCAGCTAAACTTTTTTCTCCTAAAATTCCGTCCACTCTCAAATCAAATCCTAATTCATTAAGTGCAGCCTGTGCTTTTTTAGTTCCCCAGTTTCCAGCGTTTACTACAAAGTCGCAAATTGATAAAGCTATCTTATCCGATTTTAAAGTATCAAGTCCATTTCTATGATAGTATTTCTTATTATAAATATCTCTCGCTATATCAAGCGGCATGTCTCTCATTTCACCTTTGTATCCATATTTTCTAGCTTCTGATTCTATAATTCCATATTTTGTTTTACCTCCTCTATCATTTTTGTCGTTTGAGTATCCACCCTCAACTTTCAGCAAATAATCAAATATTTTCTCAAATCTGTCCATTTAAATCACTCCTTTTAATTTTTTAAAACACAATATATTGGTTAAAAATAAAATATAAAAATATTAAATCACAATATATTGTGTTCAATTTATTTTTCTAATTGCTTAATTTCTTTTGTCATTTTTGCTATCTCAGTCTTTAATAAGTCCAATTCTGAATTTATTTCTATAATTCTCTCTTCTGTTTCAGATGTATCAAATCCTAAATCCTCAAACTCTGTCTTCTCCGATTCCTTTTCTGCAAGCTCTTTTTTATATGCCAGATAAGACTGTTGCTTCTTATATCTTTCATTTTTTAAAAATTGCAATTTCAAAGCTTTATCCTCAATCCAAGTATTACCGTCTTTATCCCATTTGCTATATTCATTCGGCTTTGTTATTGTTACAATTGTTTTATGTTCTTCGTCTAAATAACTTCCGTCATCTAAAATTCTTTTCCCAGCTTTAACTTTCTCAAATTCATTCATCTCTCTTAATTGCCCAGTTTCCTTGTCAACAACTGGATTAGTCAATAATGCTTCAGACCATTTCATCGTTTCGTCATTCCAGTCTGGGTAAAATAATATAGGATTTTCTTTGAATTCTCCCACTGTTGTGACAACTGGTTTTGCTATACACTCCATTGTCGCAATTAAATAAATGTAAATTACTGTCATTTTTATCACTCCATTTCTTTATTTTTATTCTGTGCCAACTTATGAATTTATACAGATTTTTGAAAAATATTTATTGATTTTATTGACTTTATGCATACTTTAGATTTTAGTAATTTAATAAAAAATGTATGTAAGCATTAACTAAAATCATCTCAAAGTATTTAAAAATCAGTATTTGTATTTTTAAATTTCGTGCAAATTCATAAATTTCTTTACTATTTACTGCTAAAATCCAGCTTTTTTTCTGATTTCTAACAGTTTATTTTTTCTTTCTCTCGCACTTGTCTTTTTGACATAGTGCTTTTTAGTTACATCTGTCCCACTATGATTTGCAAATTCACTAGCCAAATCAATTCCAGCTGTTTTTGCAATCAAGTTTATTGATGTTTTTCTAAGCGAGTGCGGATATAGATTATCTATTCCCGCAAGTTTCCCTATTTTTCGCACTCTATCCCTGATTGTACTTTTACTCATTTGTTTAAATACTCCGTTATATTTAGTTATTAACAAGTATTCAATATTGTCATTTCTATATCTTAACCACTCCTTTATTAAATCTGTTGTTTCTTCAAATATCGCAAACTCCACAATCTTTTGTTCTTTTTCTACTATTCCAAATATTACTCCGTTTTCTAAATCAATATTGCTAATCTTAATTGATTGCAATGCCGAAATCCTACAAGCTGTATCAATTATCAAATTAAATATGATTCTATCTTGTAAATCATGTCGTTTATCCATTTCCATTTTTATGTTAATCTCAATTATCTCTTTATTTGTAAGATAATAACTGTTTCTACGTTTTTCCACATCTGTAACTTTCAAGCGGTCTAATTTATCTCTAAATGGATGCGTTGCTATCAAATCACGTTTAACTGCCCAAATATAAAAGCTACTAATTGCCGTTATCTTATTATTGATAGTTCTAGCATTATTACCTTTTATTTCCCTGCAATATCTGATATACCGCTCTAAAATACTCACAATAAATTTTAAAGTATCTTTGCTCAACAAATAACGATTATTCTCATACACTCTCAAATACTCTACAAACTGTTTCATATTGTTCAAATATGTCTTGTAAGTCGTATTCTTAGTTGCCTCATTCTTCGCTATACAGCTGTTTAGATACTCCCAATAAATTTCTGCATTTCTTCCTTTCAATTCTTGCAATTCCATTTTTTTTATCATCTCCTCTATAATATTAATATTAATATTATAGACTGGAAAATTTGTTTAGTTTTGGCAACGGTTGGGTAAAATTTTCATTTGGATTAATAATCCAGTGGGGCGATTCAGTTGCCCAAAACGGTAATAGTTATGTCAATCTGCCTACACGTTTTAAAAACAGAAACTATCAAATTGTCACATCCGATACAGGTGGAGGAGCTCACAGAACTGGAGCCGCTCCTGTCGACGAAGGTAAATTTGAAATTTTTGGACGTGACAGTTCTGGCGAACTCAGGACAACAGGAATCCGTTGGCAAGCAATTGGGTTTTAATTAGCTAAATATGCTGCATTAATATATAAAGCAGAACTTGTTCTTGCCCCACGCCATATTACATTTCCGTTTGTTTCTAAATAAGCAGCTCCACCACTGTCAGAATTGATTATTCCAACGCTGACTGGTGTTAAAAATTTTGGACGAAATTTTTCAGGTATATTAAAAAGGACATCTCCGTAATTACGACCATTGTATAGTTCATTAGAGTCCAAAGTCAAAATACAAATGTTACCAATTTTCTGAATTAACCCGACTGTAAGTCTCGAATCTATTATGTGACTATCAACTTTGAATAAATTTTCCACTTTGTCTGAAAGTGGCTTATTAGAAATAGCCCTAAATTTCCCTGAATCGTTGTATGTCAGACTGTTGTCTTCGATACATTCGTAATAGAATTTTGTAACATTATCATAATAAAACTTACCTTTCGTTTTATTGCCGATGTCCTGTATGTTTCCACCAAATTGCAATCCTAAAATTTCAGCCAATCTCGAACTAACCAAATAATTTTCATCCGCATATTTTTTTGTAATATATGTTACGCTTGGATCAATAACTGCCGTTACATTTGCCGCTTGATCTACAATAATCGTATCTACATATTCAATTTCTACGACATTATTAGCCGAGAAAGGTGGCACAAAATCTGGACTAGTTGAAATATTGTAAGCATAAAGTATTTCAACGTTATCATTTCCGTGCGCAAATATTCCTAACTCTTTGATATAAAAACCTGTTGTTACGGATTTGTTAGTCAACAAAGCGTTAATTTCACAAGTTCCATTTCTTTTTACATTTATATTCAAGATTGGCAATGTTGTAATTTGATTGACTAATGTTGTCCTTTCTCTTTCAGAAGTTAATGATGTTCCATCTCCTATCGCCATTTTAGTAAATGTTATTGTTTCTCCCGCTAATCCTTTTGCTAATAATTCTCTTCCTTTTTCTGTTAAAATAAATCCGTTAAATTTTGCCATAATTTACCTCCTATCTTATTTCTCTTAGAACTCTTGTTCTGTGTACTGTTCCAAAATTTGTCGTTATAATCTCATTTGGAATATTTATATCAGTCGAACCTAAGTAATATTTCTTTTTATTTTTTTCGATAAAACCATAAAAATTTGTCTTTTTTTCTTTTCTTAAAAGTCTTATTCCTTCGAGCCAAGAACGAATATTTTTGTATTGTTCTACAACTTCAATTATTTTCTTATAGCCTTCGTAGTCTGATAAATTTCCATCCGTATTTACTTTAAAATATCCTGGATTGCCACCATACTTGAACCATTCTATTATTTCAACATTTCCACTAAATAAGATTTCACAAATTTCTTTAATTCCGCCGATAGTCCCTTTATTAAAATGCGAAAAAACAGACCTTTTTATCAGTTTTATTTTTGTTTCTCTTGTTATATTTGAATCAATGTAATCAACATGATATTCCCACATCAAAAAATCTAATTCTACATCATTCAGTTCTGATAATTCCAAAAAAAAATTTCTTTTAATCGCATCATGCTTTTTTTTGATAGCAAAATTTATAGATTCATAAATCCAAAGTGTTGTTTTATCATTCAAAGTTGACTTCGCTGCTATATCTGTTAAGTTCAAATTATCAATAGTTATCATATATTTTCAACTCCTAAATAATTGCTTGTAACACTTGTATTTTCTGCTATTTCATTAATATCTAAAACTTGAAATATTGGACTTCTTAACACAACTCTTTTCACTCCAGCTAATTTTAATAATTTAATAAGCTCATCAGGATTAATATCTCTGCCCATTTTATTTTGTTGCCAAATCTTAAAATCTTTTATAGCTTTTTCAACATTATTTTTAATAACATTTACAAGTGTTTCATTAGATTTATCAATGTAGTAATCGAAATCAATAGCATACGATGTTTTTATCGCCTGTTTTACTGTCACATTATCCGTTAAAGGTCTTATATTATCAGTATTCAACATTTCTTCGATTCTCTTTTTGAGTTCATTAGTAAGTGTCAAGGAATCAGTTAAAACATAAATATCTACATTTGTTGCGCTTGGACTATACGCTACAACATCAACAATATTCGTACTTGTTGACTTAGCCCAAAATTCATAAGCCCCTTTGCTTCCAGCAGTTGTGAAAGATTCAGGAATTTCTCTGATTCTAGCTCTATAATTGTCATCTTGCTCTATTTCAGCTCCATTATTCGATGCCGTAATGTTCTCAACCTTATCAAAATGTGGAAAAATGTCGACCATTGTATTAATTTGTCCTACTGGAATATCATTCCCAACAGTTCCTGATGTGTTGCAAGTTGCAATTCCATCTACATACAAATCGCCTTTTTCTATTTTATATTGTTCATCGGTTGAAAAATATAACTCATTGTATTGAATCCTTGACCCTTTTGGAATTATTATGTCCGTTGCTTGAATATCAGTAATATAAAATCTAAATGTTGCTACGGCTGGTTGTTCTACGAGTCTTTTACCTCTATTTCCGTAAAACTCTCCTTTCAAATC